TACAGAATTACTTCAAGAATACAAAGTCTTGAGACATCTCGTGAGCTTTTTCAAGCTGATTTGCTTAAAAAGTCCGAGCAAAAACCTACAGACCAAGAACAGTTCATGCTTCTGGAACATATAGCAGAGCAAGTAGAAAATATCCAAACAGAGATGGAAACTATGAGAAACAACAATGTCAATATTACTTATGCAATGAAAGACATTGAGAAAATTAAAGAACAATTAGAAATTATTAAAGACAAAGTAAGAGCAAATGGAAAGAGTTATTAATGATTGAAACAGTTGTAGCTTTGTTATTAGTAATTAATTCTGAAATTAAAGAAGCTCGTATTCAACAAGATTTAAGTACCTGTCTTAAAGGTAAGCGTCTTGCAATGCGTGAAGTTAAAAATGACAACATTGTTTATCAATGTATTCGTACAAAAGCAGAATTAGAGTTAAATATTGACGGCAGTAAGTCCATTAAAAAGTTAATTATTAAGTAATGGCAAAACAAAAATTTGTACATTTTGTACCCAGAGAAAAACCTAAAAAAAGAATAAGAACACACAAAAAAAAGTTAAATAAAAATGAAAAACGAGACCACAAAAAATACAATAGACAAGGAAGACCCCAATAAAATAGAAACAGTCTTAAAAGAGTTACCACAATTATTGGTAAACCATGCTTATAAGAAATTAAAATCTGGAGAAGATTTAACAGCTTCAGAAATGAAAGTATGTTTAGAAGTTTGTAAAACATACAGTAAAGAACCTTTGGCTAAAAAAGAAGATAACATTTTAGACCAAGTACCATTTGATGATGGATAAACGATTAAAGAATTTTAAAAATTTTTTGTATTTATGTTGGAAGCATTTAAACTTGCCAGACCCAACACCTATACAATTCGATATTGCAGATTACTTACAGTCAGACGAAAAAAGACTTGTAATAGAAGCATTTAGAGGCGTAGGTAAGTCTTGGATTACCTCTGCTTTTGTCTGTCATCAATTACTTCTCAATCCTCAAAAAAATATTTTGGTAGTATCAGCAAGTAAAACTAGAGCAGATGACTTTAGTACATTTACACAAAGATTGATTGCTGAAATGCCTTTGTTACAACACTTGATACCTAGAGATAATCAAAGACATTCTAAAGTATCATTTGACGTAGCACCTGCAACAGCCAGTCATGCACCCTCAGTTAAATCTATGGGTATTACAGGGCAGTTAACAGGTTCTAGGGCTGATATTATAATTGCAGATGACGTTGAGAGTGCTAATAACTCCCAAACGCAGTTAATGCGTGATAGATTGTCAGAAACAGTTAAAGAATTTGATGCCATTATTAAACCTAATACTGGTAGAATTATATTTCTAGGTACACCTCAAAATGAGATGTCTCTATATAATACATTAGAAGAAAGAGGTTTTAAGACAAAAATTTGGACTGCACTTGTACCTAATAAAACACAAATAATAAGTTATGGTAGTAAGTTAGCAGACATCATTAAAGGTAAAGAAGGTGAACCTACAGACCCCAAAAGGTTTGATGCGGTAGACCTTATGGAAAGACTATCTTCGTATGGTCGTTCTGGTTTTAACTTACAATTTATGTTGGACACAAGTTTGTCTGATGCAAATAGATACCCTCTAAAGTTAAACGATTTAATTGTAGCTTCAGGTTGCTCCACATGGAAAGAAGCTCCTGCAAAGATACAATGGGCTTCATCACCTGAACAAATAAAAGCTATAGACCCTGATATTCCCAATGTGGGACTTAAAGGTGATTATTATGTAGCTCCTATGATGATGAGTGAAGAATTTACACCATTTGAAGGAACTTGCATGTCTATTGACCCTAGTGGTCGTGGAGAAGACAAAACAGCGTATGCGGTGCTTAAAATGCTTCATGGAGTGCTTTATTTGACTTCTATAGGCAGTTTAGATGGTGGTTATAGTGAAGACACTATGGCAAGACTATCTAATATCGCAAAGAAACATGATGTTAACTATGTAGTCATTGAGAGTAACTTTGGTGATGGTATGGCAACTCAATTATTAAAACCTATCATGGCAAAGATACACCCATGTGAAATAGAAGAAGTTAGACATAACATACAAAAAGAAAAACGTATTATAGATACCTTAGAGCCTTTAATGAACTCACACAGGTTAGTTATAGATGATTTATTAATACACGAAGATTTTAAAAATGAACCAGACCATCAGTTGTTTAGACAAATGACAAGACTGACTAGAGACAAAGGTTCGTTAAGACATGATGATGCTATTGATGCTTTATCTATGGCGGCTAAGTATTGGGTAGACAGAATGGATAGAGACCAAACATTATCATATAATCAACACAAAGAAGAACTGTTGGATAGAGAATTAGAAAGATTTATGGAACATTCAATAGGAAGAACACAAGGAAAAGACAGATGGATATAGAACAAACAAAAGAAGCAGTAAAAAAAGAAGAAGGTTACAGATTAGAAACTTATAGGTGTACAGAAGGTCATCTCACAGGTGGCTATGGTCACAAAATGTTAGAAGGTGAAGTACCACCTAAAGACCACGCAGGGTGGTTAAAAATATTTGAAAGAGATTTTGCTAGAGCTGTAACTGGTACTGATGATTTATTAATGCTTTGTCCTAATATAAACGAGACTGCTAGAAACATAGTGGTTGAAATGGTATATCAGATGGGTGCTTTTGGGGTATCTAAGTTTAAAGGTATGCTTAAAGCATTACAAGAAGATGACTATAAGAGAGCTTCATACGAGATGTTAGATAGCAGATGGGCTAAACAAACTCCTAATAGAGCTAAACGTATGGCAGAACGCATGGCGAATATTTCATAGAAAATTCTGAGGGGGTTATTGATATAGACGAGAAGGCAGTTTCCCCCTCACTTCCTGCGTGTGCGAGTGCAAAATAAACAAAAAATAAGGCTTTAAAGGGCTTTTCTACTATATAAGGACTGCATATCCTTTGCGTATCGCATGGGGGTGGGGTGCTTTTTTTATTTATGCTTGTGCTTGAGATAGTCTGTTTTTTTGGTTTGCTCTTTATGTATCACGCACAGCCATACGCAAAGCCTCTCTTTATGTATCACGCATAGCCATACGCAAAGCCTCTCTCTGTTCTTCTCTTTTAGTATTTTCTCTTCTTTTCTCTTTTCTTCTCTTTTAATCCACCTCACAAGCCACACACAGCCACGCACAGCGACATCTTGAGGTCAACGCAGGGTGCAGGTCATAACTATTTTAACGACTAAACTTACACTTATAGATGAGAGCAAAGAAAAGATTAACTAAGGGTATCTCTCAAAGTATCTCTTTAAGTATAAACCAAAGGACAACCAACAGACAACAAAGGATATATTCATTACTAATGACTAACAATAGAAAAGAATGGCTAAAGACTGATGCAGGTAAACAATACAAAGCCAGAACTAATAAGAATTATAGACAAAAGAAACAACAGACAAAGAAAGACAATTTAAAAGTTAATAAATCTTTTAATTATTATTTTAATGATAGTAATAGTTAACTATCCACCCATAACAATAGTTTATACTCCTATAAATTCCCATTAAATCCTTGAAAGTCCTATAATTCTTATTTTATAAGGGTTTATTAACTATTTTACAGGTGCGACAACTTTGTCAGTATAAATCCATAAGTGGATAGTATACAAAGAATTTATATTATTTTTTTACTGTTTTTTCTCTACATACAAAAAACATGAGCCACACGCAGTGAGCGTTGCAGGTTCAGACCTCGAAAGCGTAGAGTTTGACCTGTGGGAGTTGCGATACCGACACCCTGCAAAAATGTTATCTTGGCTAGTTGTCATTAATAGCGTGTGGAAAGTCCTCTCGGTTCAGAGGCGGTTGTAGAAATACAAAGTAGGCTGAACCAACTGCGGTTGTCTGTCATTTTATATGGCACTGACGAGGACACAGAAACACCAGTCCGAAACAATCGCTAATTAATAAGTCGGTCAAGAGACTAAGGGCGTTTTTGAATAGCTATCGCTTGATGTTTATTAATTAGCAAATCAACAATCAACAATCAACATGGAGTACACTATGAAAGTAAAAAACATGACTAGCCCAAAGGGCAACAAGGTTGCAAATCAATTTATTATTTCTGACGATTTTGGAAATAGCTTTTTTCAATCTTATAAATCAATCATTGCTAAAATATGTGCAGACGGCAGAATATTTCTTGACGAGACTTTCTGGAATTATTCAGTGACAACGGCAAAATATAGACGTGAATTTTTAAATGAAGGCGTTGAAGATACAAGAGCCAAAATCAAAAGCGGTGAATATATTTTAGTAGACTTAAACTCAACAAAGGCGGTAGCGTAATGAAAATTAAATATATAGCTACTATTAAAGAATGGCGTGACAAGACATACGGAAATACTTATTTTTCTGCTAACATAGACGATATTGAAAAACAAAAAATACATAAAATTGAATTTCAATATGGTTATGGAGGACACGCTGAACACGTCTGCAAGGAGGTTATAGGTTTAAAAGGTTTCAATTCTGATTTACCTATTAAATTTATTATTATTCCAAATTGCAAACAAAGAGACGTTAAAAATTTTGGACAATAAGCAACACTGACGAGCATTTTATATGCGAAACCAAGTCGGCAGGTTTAGGGCGTAGCCTAAACTTGTATATCTGGCTTGGTCTGTTGCAATGCTAAAAAAAGAAGGCTTGTGATAAGTGGCGGACTATCGGAACGGCTACAAGATGCAACTAATCAACAATCAACAAAGGAGTACCACAAATGCAAATTGCAAAATGTGTACAGCGTATTCAAAGGGCGGAAGCTGTCTCAAAGTTTAAAGACGAGACAGCAAAAAAATTGCACTTTGACAAATACGCAAAGGCAACAGGGACGGAGAAACTAAAATTGTTTCACGTTGCTATCGCTGAAGGTTGGGTTTAATTGAAACAACTTTCATTATTTAGCCCTCAAGAGCTTATGAAATGCTATGAAGCAACAAAAGTAATTAGCATTGTTAGAAACTCTTTGAGAGCTAACAAACAAACAAAACCTGTCCCTATCATGGGGCAGGTCATAAAGTTTCCAAAAGTTAAAATTTCTTGATGGTTGGACTTGGTTGTCAAATCATAGAGGGCGAACTAGAGGAAGCTAAGATAAATGCTATTGGCTACACCAAGCAGGGCAGGGCTTTGCTTGATAGCCAAGAACATATATTTACGGAAGCATTTTCTGTAATGGAAGTTTTAACACCAGAACAAAAGTTGGAACAGTTGCAGAAGCAATACTTTGGTAAATACTAATAAACATATTACGCCGTTTGGTCTTAGGACTAGACGGCGTTTTTTATTTATCAACAATCAACGGAGTGAAACATGACAAAAAAAATATACATGAGTGACGAAGACAAAATGATGACTAATAAAGACCTTAAATGGTCTGAACCTACCGCAATGACACACAAAGAAGTTGCACAGTCTTTAGATTTAGAACTGTCAGACTTTTGTGATGATGGAGCAGACTTAGACGATTTAATGGACATGATGGAGTATTAATTGTCTGGTTTTAAATCTTATAAAATACGAGACGGCGTTCATATCCCCTCCAAGAAATACAAGGAGGGGTGGGACGCTATTTTTGGCAACAAAAAGAAATCAACAAAAGGACTAGACGGTGAATTGGAAAATCAAAAAACAGGTACTATCATTTCTGGTAAAAACAAGGTCACTAGAAGAGTATGATGCTTTGACACCACATAGGGTCGGCTTTAAGGCAGTGCAGTTAATAGAGAATATTATTGAGGCAAAGACACCCCCAATAATTGCACTTACAAACGAGATACAAAAATCAACCGAAGAGCAAAACTGACGAGGCTTTGATTGTAGCCGAAACGCTGTCTAAGGACTAGACGGCGTATTTTGCATGTTGATAACTCATTATTTCCTGCTGTACATATAATGTGCAAGGGGATATGATATTCTCATATTTGAGAATTTAAAGCAAAAGAAAGGAGGAAAATGAATAATATTTTATACCATTTAAGTGCCACAACAAAAATAACTTCATTAGGTTGTGGAAATCAAAAAGGTTGGTTTTGTAATTTAATTAATGCACCGCCCAAAATAAACAAATTTAAACTTTACAAGGAGTAAAAGTCATGTATATCAATTTTATTCTTTTTAAAGTTTATGTAGAGAAATATTCTAAATGGAGTAATCTTAAAGTGAGTAACGACAATTATGAAACAATATTAGATTTTGGATATTGGAGGGTTTTCATATCATAATTGTTTATAGAAAGTAGAAAGGGAAAGAAAATGAGTAGCGGATTAAATCTATTAAAAATAATAGAAGAGATGCGAAAGTTTGATACACAAATTGAAGCACAGGCTGTAGCTGTGTTTTTTTATGTGGGCGTTTATGGTGGACGAGACGGCGTTGCCATGCAAACAATAAGCGAAGATTTAGACATAGCTCAATCTTCAGTGTCACGAAATGTTTATAAATTAGGAGATATAAACAGGCACAAAAAGATTGGTATAGGTCTATTAGAAACTTTTGAAGACCCAATGGAAAGACGAAGAAAGTTAGTGCGTCTTACATCAAAAGGTAAAAGAGTTCACAGCACTCTTTTAAGTTGGGTTAAATAACAATGAAAAGCGGAGGTCTATATGCAACAACGAAATGTAAAGTTGTTAACGGAGATACACCGCAAATTAACACTTAAAGGTTGGGAAAAGTTGCAATCTAAACGAGCCGAGAAAGTTATTGAAATGCTTGGTAAGGGAATGCTTGTAACTGAAATTAACGATACCCACAT